CTTACAAACTAGTCGCTAAATACCGCAACAATAAAATACCACCGATGTTATATCCTAACATTGTAAACAAAGTGGCAAGGGATTTTAATAATGCATATGTAATGATTGAAATTAACGATATCGGTCAACAAGTCGCCGATATTTTACATGCAGAATTAGAATATGATAATATTTTAACAACATCTAAAGATACAAATAAACAATATCTTTCTCCAGGATTTGGTAGAGCAACCCAAATGGGTGTTCGAATGACTAAGCAAGTTAAAAGGCAAGGTTGTTTCACACTCAAGTCTCTGATGGAAGAAAAGAAGTTACTTATTTTTGATGCAGATACCATCTCAGAGTTCTCCACCTTCATCGAAAAGATGGGAACTTGGATGGCAGATGAAGGTTATTTTGATGACTTGGTGATGAGTTTAGTTATGTTTGCATGGGTAACCAGCAATACATATTTCACAGATCTGACAGATATTGACATTAGAAAAAAGTTATACGATGGTCAGATGAAACAGATAGAAGAAGAACTGACACCATTTGGTATAATAATGAATGGCACTGAAGAAGAAGTTTTTGTTGATAGTGGAGACTTATGGTCTGTTGATACTACACCCACCAAGCGTGGATGGATGTAAAGTAGACATATTATAAATAAGTTTATAACAAAAAAGACAGTGGTTTTTGTCAGTTTTATTACACAAGGAGAAGAAAATGGCATTTCAATTATCGCCAGGAGTCCTAGTTACTGAAAAGGATCTAACTAACGTCGTACCAGCAGTCTCAAGTTCTGCTGGTGGATACGTTGGTTACTTCCTCTGGGGACCTGTAAACGAAATTCAAACAGTTTCGTCAGAAAACCAACTCGTCCGCGAGTTTGGTAAACCAACAAGCACTACTACAGTGCACTTCCACACTGCTGCTAACTTTCTTGGTTACGGCAACAACCTGCAACTAGTTCGCACAGTCGGCACAGCAGCAAGAAACGCTGTTGCTTCTGGCACAGCAGTTGCAATTAATAACCAAGATGTTTATGACGCATCTTATGCTAATGGTGAAGGATCAGTTGGTCCAGTTGCTGCTAAGTATCCAGGTACTGTTGGTAACTCGCTTAAGATTAGCATCTGTGATGGTGCGAATTTCGACGGGTGGGAATACGAAACACAGTTTGATGGCACACCATCAACCTCAACTTTCGCAACATCAAAGGGTGCATCGGGCGACGAAGTTCACGTAATCGTGGTCGACGAAGATGGCGCATTCAGCGGAACTGCAGGAACAGTTCTAGAAAAGTTCCCATTCCTCTCGGTTGCGTCTGACGCAAAATCGAGCGATGGTGCTTCTATCTACTATAAGAACGTAATTAACGCCCAATCAAAGTATGTGTGGTGGATGGATCACCCAACACAAGCAGCAGATGAAGATCTTGCATGGGGTGCTGCTGCATCGGCAGGTGTTTATCACACTCTCGCTGCTGCAACAGACGATTCACTAGGCGGTGGTGTTGACGCAGCACCTGCTTCGGGCGACCTCAACGTTGGTTACGATCTGTTCGCCAATAAGGAACTAGTTGATGTTTCGCTTCTTCTGACTGGCGGTCATGCTGTTGCTGTTGCTCAGCATGTTATTGATAACGTTGTTCTAGATCGTCTTGACTGTGTTGCGTTCCTTTCACCACCTCTTGCAGCAGTGCAAAATAATGCTGGTGATGAAGCGGACGATATCGTAACATACAGAAACACAACTCTTGATCGGTCGACTTCATACGCTGTTATGGATTCAGGTTGGAAAGTTCAATACGACAAGTATAATGACATCTATGTTAACATTCCTCTGAATGCTGACACTGCAGGTCTTTGTGCTCGTACTGATCAAACCAATGACCCATGGTGGTCACCTGCTGGTTTCAATCGTGGCGCAATTAAGAACTGCGTGAAACTTCTGTTCTCACCAAACCAAACAGATCGTGATACTCTTTACAAGAATGGCATCAACCCAGTTGTGTCGTTCCCAGGACAGGGCGTTGTTCTTTATGGTGACAAGACGCTTCTTGCAAAACCATCGGCATTCGATCGTATCAATGTTCGTCGTCTATTCATCGTTCTCGAGAAGGCAATCGCAACTGCTGCTAAGTTCCAGTTGTTCGAATTCAACGATGTCTTCACTCGTGCACAGTTCAAGTCACTAGTTGAACCATTCCTCCGCGATGTTCGTGGTCGCCGTGGTATCTATGACTTCCGTGTTGTGTGTGACGAATCAAATAACACTGGCGAAGTAATTGACCGCAATGAGTTTGTTGCAGATATCTACATCAAACCTGCTAAGTCGATCAACTTCATCTACCTTAACTTCATCGCAACTCGTACCTCGGTATCGTTCGAAGAAGTTGGTGCCTAATAACCCGAATAAATAGAATTATAGGAGAAATCTAATATGGATATTTCAAAGTTTAAAGGGTTACTAGGTGCTGGTGGTGCAAGACCTAACCAATTCCGTGTATTACTCAACTGGCCTGGATATGTATCATCTGTTCCAGACAGAGAATATGCGCTGTTGGTTACTGGTGCTGCCCTTCCTGCATCAACAGTAAACCCAACTCTCGTTCAGTATCGTGGTCGCGAAGTGAAACTCGCTGGCGAGCGTATCTTCGATCCGTGGACAGTTACAATCATCAATGACACTGAAATGTCGCTCCGCAAACCATTCGAAGAGTGGATGAACGGAATGAATGATCTGGAATTGAACACTGGTGTTCTTACACCAACTGACTATCAAGCAGATATTATCGTTCAGCATCTTGATCGCAATGATGAAGTACTGATGGAATATACTCTGTATAACTCGTTCCCGATTAACATGTCGGAAATTGGACTACAATATGGTCAGAACGATGTAATCGAAGAGTTCACCGTAACCTTCAACTACTCGCACTACCTAACTAACACACTCTAAGAGTAATCTAATATTATGGAAATTTTTGGTTATAAGATTACACGATCTTCGGAGCCACCAACGGAAAAATCGTTCGTGGCTCCGACAGACGACGGTGGCACAGATGAAATTAAAGCAGGTGGTTACTACGGAACCTACCTAGACTTAGATGGAACTGCCAGCACAGAACAAGAACTCATAAGACGCTATCGTGACATTGCTGGTATGGCAGATGTCGACACAGCAATTGATGATATTGTTAATGATTCTATCTCAAATCTTGATGACGAAGATCCAGTTAGAATTAATCTGGATGACGTAGAGGTTTCTGCGGGCATCAAGAAAGATATCGAAAAAGAATTCGAAGAAATCTTAAGAATCTTAGATTTTAAACTAAGAGCACATGATTACTTCCGTCGTTGGTATGTCGATGGTAGATTGTTCTTCCATAAAGTTATCGACACAGCAAATCCAAAACAGGGTTTAACTGATGTTCGATATATCGATCCACGGAAGATTAAAAAAGTTCGTGAGATTATCAAAGAAAAAGACACAAAGACTAATGTCGATTTCATCAAACGTATTGATGAGTATTTTCTCTTTAACGAGAAAGGTGTAGTACACCAAAAGTCAGCAAGCGCAAATGATTATTCAACCAGCGCGAATGCACTTAGAATCACAAAGGACGCTATATGCCATGTTCCTTCTGGTCTTGTTGATCAGGATAAGAACGTGGGATTGTCGTATCTTCATAAAGCAATACGTCCAGCAAACCAACTCCGTATGATGGAAAACGCACTGGTGATTTATCGTATCACTCGTGCTCCTGAGCGTCGAGTATTTTATGTTGACGTTGGTAACCTACCTAAGATTAAAGCGGAACAATACCTCAAGGGTATTATGAACCAATATCGTAACAAGATTGTTTATGATTCAAACACTGGTGAAATCCGCGATGACAAGAAATTCATGTCAATGCTTGAAGACTTCTGGTTGCCTCGCCGCGAAGGTGGTAGAGGAACGCAGATCGAAACACTTCCTGGAGGGGAAAACCTTGGGCAGATCCAAGACGTTGAATACTTCCAAAAGAAACTATATCAAGCATTGAATGTTCCAATCTCAAGACAGCAACAGCAATCAGGTTTAAACTTTGGTCGTGCTGCTGAGATTAATCGTGACGAATGGAAGTTTACAAAGTTTGTTGCTAGACTTCGTCGTCGCTTCTCGTTAATTTTTGATGACCTCCTAAAGACACAGTTGATTCTCAAAGGAATTATAACTGAAGCAGACTGGGAATCTATCAAATATAAGATTCAATACAACTATGCAACTGATGCATATTACACAGAATCAAAAGAACAGCAAATCCTTCAGTCTCGTATCGAGATTCTGAATGGAATGGCGAATTATATTGGTTCTCTCTACAGCAAGGAATATGTCCAAAAGAATATTCTGAAACTTACTGATGATGAGATAGCAGAAATCGAAGCAGCGAATGAAGCAAATCCACCAGAAGTTCCACCTGCAGAAGAGCAACCGCCACAACCAGAACAAACTGAACAAGGATAATTATTATGGAAAACAATGTAGCAGATTTAATAAATAGCATTGAAAGCGGTACTCTTGCCGATGCAGAACAAGTATTTAATGATATTATGGACATTAAAGCGGGAACTGCATTAGATGCATACAGACAGCAGATTGCCATGAACGTTTTTAATGGTCAAGAATCAGAACCTGAAGAAGAATCTGATACTGACACTCAAGACGAATCAGATGAAGACTTTACGGGAGAAGAAGATGCTGAAGTTTAAAGATTTAATGGAAAGAATCAATGAAACTCGCTCATTGAACCAAGAGGAAGTTGAGCAGACCGACGAAGCATTAAAAGGCAGTCAACATAAGATTGACGCTAATAAGAATGGTAAGGTTGACGGACACGACTTCAAGATTTTGCGTAATGCAAAGAAAGCAAGATACCAGTAAGGATTAAGAGATGGCAACTAAAGCAGTTCTAAAACTAACACAGGTTCATGGTGTTGTTAAAGTGCGTGGTACTGGTAGTGCCGAGATCGCGCTAGCAACTGACTTGAAAAAGTCGACTGAAACTCAGTCGTCACCAAAGGCAAATATTCGCACACTCCATTGGGCGTTGTCGGTTGGATCAACTGCTACAGTCACTAGAAATAGTGTTGTTCTTTACTATCTTTCCGGATCGGGAAAGATGGAATTCATGGGTTGGTCAGACAACGAAGAAAATGGTTCTAATATTGTTGTTGACTTCTCAAGTGGAACAGGGTCGGTTGTCTTAGAACTTGCCAAGGTTTCTGGTTATGGTTCGCAACAACATCAGAACCAAGGGGATCTAGGATAATGAAACTAATTACTGAAGTCGTTGAAGACGTAAACCTATTAGTCGAAGAAACAAATGGCAAGAAAACACACTTCATTGAAGGCGTGTTTCTACAATCCAATTTGGCAAACCGCAATGGTCGTGTTTATCCAAAAGAGATTATGTCAAAAGAAGTTGAAAGATATAATGAAAGTTATGTCAAATCAAATCGTGCTCTCGGCGAACTCGGTCACCCAGATGGTCCATCGATCAATCTAGATCGTGTTTCCCACATGATTGTTTCTCTAAGAGAAGACGGTGACAACTATATTGGTAAAGCAAAACTCATGGATACACCAATGGGTAATATTGCTAAGGGTCTTATCGAAGGTGGTGCTAAACTTGGTGTTTCATCCCGTGGTATGGGTACATTGAAAGCAAACAAAGACGGCATTAATGAAGTCCAGGACGACTTCTATCTTGCCACTGCTGCTGACATTGTGGCAGATCCTTCTGCTCCTGACGCATTCGTTCAGGGAATTATGGAAAATAAAGAATGGGTTGTGGTTAATGGTGTATGGACTGAGCAAGCATGCGACATGTCTAAGAAGTTGATCAAGAAAGCATCCAGAAAAGAATTGGAAGAAGCGAAGTTGAGAGTATTTGAATCTTTCTTAAATCGTATCTCCCGTAAAACAAAAGTTTTATAAATATTATATAATCTCGAATTCTAGGAGAAGCAAATGAATGTAGAAAACAAGATCAGAGAGTTGCTTAACAAAAAGCAACTATCCGAGGAAAATGCTGGTCCAATGGGCGCAGCAAAGGGCAAGGATACATCAATTCCAGCAAAAACTGCAGGCGATACAAAGAATCCTCGCCAAGGTTCTTCGGAAGATGCAACCATTTCAAGCGAACGTGATCAGGAAACTGATAATCCAGGTGCTAAAGAAGCAGCACCAATCGCTGACAACAAGAGCAAGATTTCGCAATCAGGCGCTGGCGCTGCACCAAACTTCAGCACTGTTGCTGATCCAACATCAGTTGTAAATCAAGCATCGTCAAAGGGTAATGTTCACCAAGAAGAATTCGACCCAGAAGATGACGCAGATCTAGAAGATGCTGAAGATGCAGATCTAGAAGATGGTGCAGATGAAGATCTTGAAGAAGATTTTGCTGCCGATCTAGCAACTCTTTTTGATGGCAATGAAAATCTAACAGAAGATTTCCGTAGCAAGGCATCATCGCTCTTTGAAGCAATGGTTGTTGCTCGTGTAAGTAACGAAGTAGGACTCATCGAAGACCGTCTGGTCTCAGAAGCCGCTGAGTTAATGGAAGAATATAAGTCGGAACTCGTAGAGAAGGTTGATTCTTATCTCGGTTACGTAATTGAAAATTGGATCCAAGAAAATCAATTAGCAGTAGAAAACGGTCTCCGCACTGACATTGCTGAAGATTTCATCGAAGGTCTAAAAACACTTTTCGCTGAGCATTATGTTGATGTCCCAGAAGACAAATACGATGTTCTAGGTGAAATGCAATCACAGATTGAAGAAATCTCTTCGAAACTGGATGAAGCAATTGCTGCTAATGTAGAACTACACAATGCTAATATCGAACTCAACAAAGAAAGTGTTCTTTCTGTAGTTGCAGAAGGTCTAGCAAAAACAGACGCTGAGAAATTCAAGTCGTTGGTCGCTGATGTAGAATTCGAGAATGCAGATATCTTTGAAGAAAAACTGAATGTCATCAAGGAAAATTATTTCCCTAAGACTAGAACTCTTTCAGAAGAGAAGTTTGACGATGGAGTTGAAAATGACTTCAGCGAATCATCAACGGTAAGTCAGTATATCAAGGCACTTGACGTACTTTCTGCTAAAAATTAATTTTATATAAATAAATCTATTGAACACCTAAAAGGGGAAAACTAAATGTTTCTTTCAGAGCAACTAACAAAAAAGTGGGAACCAGTTCTCAACCATGACGGACTTGGCCAGATCTCAGACAAATACAAGCGTGCAGTTACTGCTGTAGTTCTTGAAAACCAAGAGAAGGCACTTCGTGAAGAGCGTACTGCTCTTTTCGAAACTCCAGCAAATAACATCGCTGGTACTGGTGCGTCTGACATCGATCGTTACGATCCAATCCTAATCTCGCTCGTTCGTCGTGCGTTGCCAAACCTAATGGCATACGACGTTGCTGGCGTTCAACCTATGACTGGTCCAACTGGTCTTATCTTCGCAATGAAGTCGAAGTACTCGACACAAGCAGGAACAGAAGCACTCTTCAACGAAGCAGATACAGACTTCGCGGGTACTGGTACTCATGATGGTTCGAACCCAGTTGATGGTACTTATACCACAGGTACTGGTATCGCAACAGTAGACGCTGAACAACTTGGTGAATCAGGCGGAACTGACTTCAACGAAATGGCATTCTCAATCGAGAAGACAACTGTAACTGCTAAGACACGTGCTCTTAAAGCAGAATACACAGTAGAACTCGCTCAAGATCTCAAGGCAATTCACGGTCTTGACGCTGAAGGCGAACTTTCCAACATCCTTTCGCAAGAAATTCTCGCTGAAATCAACCGTGAAGTTATCCGTACGATCTACAAGGTTGCTAAGACAGGTGCTGCTTCGACTGCAACTGCTGGTACTTTCGATCTTGACGTTGACTCAAACGGTCGTTGGTCGGTTGAGCGTTTCAAGGGTCTTCTGT